GGCATTCCGCCGGGTGCGGCAGGTGCTGTTCCTGCAACCTTGGAGGCTGCCATGTCCTCACGTTCCGTAATGTGTTGCTCGATGAGCTTGCGTGTCGTATCCTTGAGGTACTTGAATTCCGCAGTCATACGGTATGTGTATGCAAATGCCAACATGTTGACATGGTCTTCGAGCTCCTCCGGTGCGATGTACTCGCCGGTTATGCGCATCTGCTCAAAGATTTCGCGCTGGCGGGTCTCTGCCAGTTCGAGGTGGTCGTAGGCATTCTCGAGCTCAGCCAGCTTGACGAGCTGGAGCATTTTGCGGGGAGATACGCCTGCTTGTTGGAAGAGTGGCATCATCTGCAGAATCTCTTCACGACGTGTGATTGGGTCGAGCGAGAGAGACGCGCCGTATTCTGCAACAATATCAAAGCCTGATGCAATGTCCGAGCCAGACAGGTTAAGTGACTCGAATGCTTTCTCTTTGCCTAGTACGTTGATTGTACGTGTCTCTTTCCAGTTCTCTACGATGAGGGAGAGATAGGTTTTGTAGAGCCACTCGACGACTGCGATGTCCTTGTTGAACAGACGCTTACGAATCATGTTGGATTGCTGGGTTGCGTACTGGAGACTGAAGCCTGATGTCTCGCGCTTGACGTCGCCCATCACGGCCTCATTGATTCCGCATACATCGTCTATGCCTTTGTCCATGCGGTCTGCAATGTTGGGCAGAGCAGCTGGCATGGGCAGTGGTTCCATGAAGTTTGGCGGGATGGAGCCTGAGTACTTGATGACATCCCAGGTTGAGTTGGTGATGGATTCATCTGAGATTTCGGCAGATTCTGGGAGAACAAGTCGAGCTACACCGTGTGCCTGGAGAATGTCCAGCATGACTGAGTCAATGCGATTCTTGGCATCCTGCATGGGACCTGCATAGGACACAATGCTCATACCCCAGTAGGTTCCTGGTACATCAATGTCTGTCAGGATTTGGTAAGGGAGATGTGCACGCTTGGGTCCCGGACTTCCGTCCTTGAGTTTTTGGCTAAACCGTTGAGGGCTTACAGATGGCGCGGTCAGCAAGGTTCCATCCTCGAGGCACCAGCAATAGCGTCCCTGCATGCCATTCATCGGAGTGCCCTTCTCCCAGTATTGGAAGACACGCACTGAGTCGTAGCGGAACTTGTTGGCTACGGAAGACTTGCTGCCTGCGTAGTCATTTGTATACTCTTCTTCTGAGTTCTTTTGACGAAACTTTTCCAGGGCTTCAAGCTTATCGGGGAAGAGGTAGGATGCTTCCTCGTAACGCATGTCGAATTGCTCGAACACGTGCGTCACTTCGTCCCAGGTTGCTGCTGGTTCTGGAAAGATGTTCCATACTGAAGGGTTGGAGATGCTGATGTCTCCGCCCATCTCCACTTCCTCGGTCTGCTCATCGTACGATACGATGTCGCCCAGGTTTGGGTCGTACATGCATTTGACGAAGCCTGAGCCATAGACGAGTGTCTGTAGGTTAAGTTGGTCCTTGCGCTCCTGCAGCTTGTACTGACGAATGCCGTAGCGTACTAGACGGTCGGCTGCATCGGCAGCTGCACGGTCACCTGGGTCAGGCGTAGCTGGACGGGCAATGACTGTAGGAGGGTTGGCAGACATCTGGCTATGGATAAAGCGCAGATTCTTCATAACACGGTTGATGGCAATATCAGCAGACGTCTGGTCGTTCTGGTATGCTGCAGCCTCGCCGTCCGTATCAAAGCTTACGGATACGTCTGAGTTTGCAATGCCCGAAGCACGGGTTGCATACACAATTCGCTCATTCTCTTCCCATTGTCTTTCCTGACGGGCACGTGCCTGCTTGGCAAACTGAAGACGGCGAGCAAGTTCTGGTTTGACTTGCTCAGGATTGTTCCACCACTGCAGGCGTACTCGGCTCATCGGATGCCTCCGTAAATCTTAGTTAGGGCTTTTTTTCGCCCTTGGTTGCCTTGCGGGCGGGCATTGGGAGCCGCCGGACGGTAACGATGGAGAGGGCCATTCCTTTGCCCGACTTTTTCTTTCCTGCCTGACATTTCTCGCAGCCGCATTCTTTCTCGCGCATTTCGATTACCTCGACTGACCTGAAGTATTTCTTTCACTCGGCGCAGGCGTCGCTGAGACTGTCTTACCATGCGACGAGCTGCAAGCCAATAGAAACCTGCAAGTAAGAATAACACAAGAGAAAAGAGTAAGCAACCTACCGCCATGGCTTCCCCCAGACTCGGCCTCTGTGTTTGATGCCTTGACGTTGGCGCGGGGCTAGTGGCCCCTGCTTCTTCGTCTGATATTCTGCTACCTTACGTTTTTGGTTTGCCGTACGGAGGTCGTGCCAATAGTCGGTCGTGAAGGTGACTCCCTCGAACTTTGGCATGCAATCTAGGAAGTATACAGCCGAATCGTGAAGGTGGTACTTGTGGCTCTTGGCAATCTTGTTGTCTGCCGTGTCTGACCAATGCATGTTGGTAAACTCAGCTACGAGGTCCTGACACCAGGGGGCTAGGAAAAGTTGCTGTCCTAGTGCCATCTGCATGGCCTTAATCATCTCCAGCTTGCGGTGGGCCTTATTGACTACAGGCGTGTAGTGTAGGCCGTGCTTGACGGCTGCATCGGCATACCAAGGACAGGCCGAGTCATAGATGCGGCGGACAATGTTTAGTCCCTGAGTGCGCATCTTGACGGCTACGATGTACTCGTCGGTGTCCCGTAGCCCTGAGAGGTACTCTGCGCGGACGCAATACCAGCGACCATTGCTTGGGTCTTCTGCCCAGATTGTAAGGCCGTGGGCACTGCGTGCCGCAGGGTCTGAACTCTCTACGTGGCGCCACGCTGGACTGTAGTGCGGAGGCAGACTGCGTACCATGCTTTCTGGGTCGAAGTAGTAGACTGCGTTCTCTACGCTCATCCACTCACCCTCGAGACGACATCTACGGACGTGCTCTGGGTACAGGGACATTTCCTCGAGAATCTTTGCTTGCTTCTCTATTGTGTACAGTGGGTTGTCAAACATGTGAATCTTGAACATCTTGCCCTGCGTTTCCGGCAGGTGGTCACAGAAGCTGCGAATCTCGTTGTTGACGATGAGGGGTGTAAAGGTAGCCCAGAAGTAGCCGTCGCGTGCCTGGATACGTCGTAGGGCCTCGCTAAAAAGTTCCAGTGAGTTGGGCATTTCGTCAATCCAAACGCCGTGTGCCGTGTAGGATTGGATACGCTCACGGGCTTGGTTCACGTTCTCGTAGGATTGGAACAGGATTGTGTTGCCTGTAGGTTTGTGTACGACTTTTTGTAGGATGTTCCCTGCACGGAATTCGTGGAGCTCTGAGGGGTCGATGTAACTTTTGATACGATAGTAGAGTGACTCTTCAATAATTTTACCGCTCTTGCCTAAGACTAGAATTTGTAGACGCTCCTGTCCCCACTCTGCAGGTCGTTGCCAGAAGGGGTGTGTCTCGGTAAGCATCCAGCTAAATGTGCGTGCGCCAAGCGTGGTTTTGCTTGACTGGTTGCCCCCGCGTACAATGGTAATCTTATGTTGACCAAAGGACTCAAGGATTTGCTGCTGCTTATCGCTAGGTTTGGCGTCCAGATTGTGCGGGTCAATGGCAGAGCTGCGCTCAATCTTGTCGAGCCTGCGTAGTGCCAGTACCATCTTCTTTAGGTTCTTGTCACTCATCGTCTTCCTCGCCCTTGTTTGCTATGCGGAAAATGGGAGGCAGAATGAGTAAGCCAAAGATACACAGTAGGAATATAATCCAGCCTGGGACTACATCGTAGGAATGGATGAGGCCGAGTACTGAATAGTACCCGACCCAGTGGATGAAGGAGTTGATGTAGATAAGAAGGACCTGCTTTGGCTGTTCGCTCATTCAACCTTTCTCGGGCAGACTGCAAAGGGTTCCCTCACAACCGGATACTTCTTGGCGTGAATCGTAGTCTGTCCAATAACGAATTTCTCCCAAGTCCAGATTGATTGCAAGTACTTTTGACTCGAGCTCTTGGTATTTGGCCTCGGAGATTGCTTCGTAGGGAGCCTGTATGTAGGTGTGCGTGTCCTGCGGCAGGAGGGAGATTCCCGAGTAGGAGTTGCGGTTTTCCCACATCCAGTCCTTGAGTATCTCGTTGTCCTGTCCATCCTTGTAGTAGCAAGTAAGCGAGACGTTGTGTGTATTCGGTCCACGGTTATGGCCTGGCTTAATCCAGTTCTGGTGGACGAACTTGGCTCGCTCAAGCTGCTCGAGGCAGGATTCCTCGCTGGCAACAATGCCGGACATCTTGATGGGCAAGCCGATACACAGGAGAGAGGGCTGGAATTGGTCCTCTTCCACGAGTTCCTTTGGCAGCTTTTGTTGTAGGTAGATTGCCATAGGGTCATCCTTGGCGATACGGACACGGCGTAGGTAGTGTGGTGCATAGGCTCCATGGATGCCTGCCGTGGTACCAAGCACAGTCGAAGTCGTGCCTGAAGGTTTGGTTGTCGTGATACGTGCTGCAAGATTTATGCCCAGTTCTTTGGCCAGCTCATTGTTCCAGAGTTTGGTCATGTCTGCTATTTCTGCAATATCCCAGCTCTGCATTCCCTGCCAGTTCTGTGCCTGTCCTGTGATGGATACACCGAGCAGTGCATCTTCCTCGGCAACCTTTTTCCAGCGAGGATTGACGTAGGTAAAGTTGGTCAAGGATGCCTGGAAGGTACCAAGCACGGTTGCGTAGTAGGCAGCCTGTGCGAAGTCAAACTCGTTGGTACACAGGGATGCATTGATTTCTGTCAGGTTGCAAAGTCCTTGAGATTGCAAACTAATCTCGGCGCATGGATTGACTCCGTAGTTCTTGTCGTGTGTCCAGAAGATGCCTGGCTCACCTGACTTAGACTCAAGGCACATGTTGAGTACGTGGTCAAACTCTTCACGGGTTGTCTCGCCGTGAATGAGGACGGCTGAGTTGTTTGCACGTGCACGTTGAGGATTGCGCTCCCACCACGAACCGACCTTGGCGTAGAGCATCTCCTCGTCTGTACGGTCGAACAAGGAGATGAGAGCTGCACGGCGGACTCCGCCTACAACCACACAGTTGGCGATGTGACATATGATGTCATGTACTTCGAGTGGACGGAGTTTTCTTCCAACGGCGTTAGATAATATGCTGCGAATCTTCTCATGGGTTATACGTAATGACTCCGGGCCGGACGCTGTGCCGCCGGTGGAGAGACGTGCCCCATTTGGACGAATCTTATCATAGTTGAAGATGACGTCGGGATTGTTGAGCAGGGCGAGTACTGAGTCGCACCAGCCTTCCTTGGAATCTGGGATGACGAATATGTGTGTAGATTCGCTAGCTTCAATCTTTGGAAGCTGGGCAATGTGGTGACGCTGTACGGAGAAGCCTGCGCCAGTTCCACACATCAGTACATAGAATACTTCTGCAATGGATTGAAAGCTTTCGATAGCAGTGAAGGAGCAGTTGTATGCCTTCATGTTTTCCTTGGCCAAGCCTGGACCTGCAAACTGAAGCATGCGCATGGATGGTACGATTTGCTTGCTGGCTACTGCCTTGCAGGCTCGGGCAATGAGGTCATGTTGTTTGGATGGGAGTTGGTCTACCAAGAATTGCTCGTAGCGTTGGACTACTTCGGTCCAGCTTTCCTTGGTGCCATTTGTTGGTTTGACTTGGCTGTAGGTTCTGTAGAAGGCGAGGTCAGAAAGAATCTGTGCTGTCCGTTGCATAGTTACTCCTTCGTCCATCTCTGTGAAATCAGAGTGGTTTTTGGAGTATAACAGAGGTTGGACGCTTGGTCAAGTGCTCTCTAGTGTCGCCAGTCGACGCTCAAGTTCCAGAACTTTGGCTTCCAACTTTTCCACATTAGTTTTGGCTTGTTCGATGGTCATGCTGGACTGGATACGGAAGTTGACCAAGTTGTTCTGAAAGCTGGCATGGGGACAGACGAGCTCTACTGTATTGGCCGAGGCGCTGGAGTCTGTCGATACAAGGGCAGTCATTACAACTTCGGATGCACCTTCTGGGCCTCTTGCTGAGGAAGGCTCGCGAGAGAGTTGGATACGCTGCATTCCGGGGAAGACTCCGGGGTCTGTGCCGAGGTGGAGGAGATAGGTTCCCGGACCTGGGCTTGTCCCTACATAGGATACTCGAGAACGGTACCAGGAGGCGCCATTAAGGGCGTCTGCTTGCGGAAGCGTGTAGAGTGAGAGGAAGGGTAGCTTATTGGTATAAGTTGTAACTACGGCCCAGAAACTGCTTACCTGGCCGAGCTGTACTGTTTGCTGTGTGTAGCTAAAGAAGTACCAGTTAATCTTTTGGCCGGCTGTCGTATTCTTGAAGTACCAACCTTCTCGTCCTGAGGGGTCGGCAATCGGAGCTGCGCCATCTGCATAGACCTGCGCGTTTGACTCATAGACTGTATTGGCCGGAGCGACAGAGCTCTTGTCCATGAGGTCAAGTCTCTGCCACTGCGTGCCGTTGTGGATAAGCCAATCGCCTGCATCCGCTTCCAGGAATGCCTTCCCAGAAGTGGAGCAGACGTAGTATTGGCCTTTTCTACCTGTTGCGTGTGAGAGGCTAGGCGTATTGGTGGAGGCATTCCAGGTCCCTTGGTACTCCAGTACCCCGAGTTTACGTGCAAATCCTTGCAGAAAAGACATGGATGCCTCCTACTAATTAGGCGAGATATTTGACGTACACAACGTCGCCTGCGCTGAGTGCCTCATTTCCTGGGTGAACCAAGGAGTTGAGGAAGGTCAGTCGGCTTGCGCCGCCCACAGTCGAGACAGTGAAGTCTTCCGTTGCGCCTTCGTGAATCATCAGACGGCCAACCGAAGCCACGATGGACTTGGGCACTACGACGTGGTCGAGTGTGATGTAGCCATTGCTGATGTCTGTGCTGGTCAGTGTACGTTTGACGTGGCGGAACTCGCGGGCTTCCAAAGCCGAGATGCGGGAGTTGTGTGCCGAGTCAGTCGATGCACGGGCCGAAGCTTCAGCCGATACTTCTTGGTCGACGTACGCTTTGCTTGCTGCATGTTTGCCCAAGGTAGGCATTGCGGCAGAGCCGTTGCTTTCCTGGAGGTTGATGAAGCCTGCGCCGATGAAGGTCTGAGCTCCGCCGAGGTTTACGCCGGCTTCGACCTTGATTGCGCCGCCTGCCATCTCTGTCGAGAGAGTGTCAGCCGAGACAACACCGAAGACTGCGCTGGACTCAGAAGCGTCGAAGTGTGCGACGGTCTGGCCGGAGGGGTTCTTAACCTTGAGGTCAGCATTCTGGAAAATCAGCTCGCCAGTGATTGTATCGCCAGCTTTGTTGACTTTCAGGGCTTCAGCTGCGAGAGCGCGAACTTCTTCAGCCGATACTGCTGCTGCTCTTGCTGCAGCCTCTGCATCAATGTTTGCCTGGAGCGTAGCTTCAGCTGCGGCTGCGCGTACTTCTTCAGCATCAACTTCTGCCTGAACTGCTGCGATGTTGCTTGCAACGGTCGTAGCAAAGTTCTCGTCGCCGCCCAGTGCGTCGCTGAGTTCCTTGAGAGTGTTGAGCAGGGCAGGAGCCGAGTCAACCAAGGCTGCGACTTGTGCATCGGTGTAGCTGTTAGCGGAAGCGAGAGTAGCGGCGTCGCCTGCAACGCGGGCTGCGGCCTCTGCATCAATGTTGGATTGCAGTGTCGAGTCAGCTGCGGCGCGTGCCGAAGCTTCGCTGGATACTGCAGCGGCGCGAGCTGCAACTTCTGCGTCGATTGAACCTTGCAGTGCGGAGTCTGCGGCCGTACGAGCGGCTGCCTCAGCGGCTACTGCAACAATACGTGCAGATTCTTCGTCAGCAATGTCCTGTGCAAGGGCTGCTTCAGCGGCAGCTGCACGGACTTCCTCTGCGTCGAGTTCACTCTGGAGAGCGGCTTCTGCAGCCTGTGCTCTGGAAATCTCAGCATTGAGGTTGGAGGTTAGGGTCGAGTCAGCGGCTGCACGAGCTGCTTCTTCAGCAGACAGGGCTACTTCAAGAGCTTCTACTTGGTCAGCCAAGGATTGGCCAAGTGACTCTTCGAGGGCGGTGATGGAAGCTTGCAGAACGGCGTCAGCGGCCTGGCGTGCACTAGCTTCAGCGGAGACTGCAGCTGCGCGAGCGGCGGCTTCAGCATCAATGTTGGACTGAAGTGAAGAGTCTGCTGCTTCGCGTGCAGATGCCTCAGCAGAGATGGCTGCAGAGCGAGCTGCGGACTCAGCCGAGATGGAGGCAGACAGGGCAGCTTCTGCTGCGAGTGCGCGGGACTCTTCTGCGTCTACTTCAGCCTGGACTGCAGCAACGGCTGCGGCGCGGGCAGAAGCTTCAGCCGAGACAGCTGCAGCACGAGCAAGTTCTTCTGCATCAATTTCAGCTTGCAAGTCGCCAATCTGGCCGGCGATGGTTGCAGCGAAGTTGGCATCTCCGCCGATTGCATCGGAGAGTTCTTTGAGTGTATCGAGAACTGCAGGAGCGGAGTTTACAAGGTCAGCAATCTTTTGGTCAGCGTATGCTTTGGCATCAGCTTCAGCCTTAGCGACCGAGCCTTCGACTGCAGCATTGCCTTCGAGTGTATCGAGGCGACCAGAGAGAGCGGAGTCAGCAGATGCACGGCTTGCAGCTTCGGCAGAGACTGCGGCAGCTCTGGCTGCAGCTTCGGCGTCGATGTTGGCTTGCAATGCAGAGTCAGCGGCTTCGCGTGCGCTAGCTTCAGCTGCGATAGCAGAAGTGCGGGCTGCGGCTTCAGCAGAAACTGCGGCTGCACGGGCAGCGGCCTCGGCGTCAATATTAGCCTGGAGAACACTGTCAGCAGACTCGCGGGCGCTAGCTTCGGCAGAAACTGCAGCAATGCGGGCGGCTTCTTCTGCGTCAATCTCAGCTTGGAGGGCAGCTTCCGCAGCCTGAGCGCGAATTACTTCTGCGTCCAAGTCTGAAGCAAAAGCAAGTTCATCGCCGTTTGCCAAGACTTCGCCGTTGGGGCCAATCTTGAGGAGCTCAATTTCTATGCCGTTTTCGTCAATGGCGCGTAGGGCTTCGCCTTGACGGAGTTTAATCTTGGAGCCGTCAACGGCTTCATTCGAGATAAATTTACCTTTAATTTGTAATGACATGCATGTTCTCCTATAGGCCAGTGAAGCCTGGCTACTCGACTATACACAAGGGTAATTAGATAGTCCAGTACGTGACGCGCAGATAGTCGCCGACGGAAGGGGCCTCTGGTTGGTTTGAAGCTAAGTTGCCGGAAAAGGTAATCCGGAGTTTGCCGGTACCGGGGGCGCTCGTCAAAATGAAGTCTACATTCTGGAAAAAGGCCAGGCGGCCAATGAACAGGTTGACCGAGTTGTTTACGGCATTGGTCGTGTTGAGTTCGACGTAGCCATTCTCGATGTCCTGCTGCACTAGTGTAAACTCCTGGACCGTAACAGTCAGGGTAGAAAGGATTTGCAGGAGGGCATCCTGCATGTTGGTCGCTGTGAGGTTAGTACCCGTAGGGTCAAAGGGGACAGCGGTAGCGGGCTGCGTAATCGTAATATGACGAATCATGCGAGCTCCTGAATGACGGCCGTATTGTTTGACGTATTGGAGATAAGGAATATGCCAAGGTCACCGACAGCCATGTCCATGGTTGCGCCTGGATAGAGGGGACGACCGTTCTGTACAGTGACGCCTTCTGGGCCGATATAGAGGATACCTGGGCCGTTGTTGTGGATTGTTAGATGTTGACGGAACGACAGACGTACTTCACCAACCTTGGCCTCCACCTGAACGGTGCCAATGACGCGAGTGCCAGCAACGTAGCCGGATTCTAGTATGTCTGCGCGGTCGGCATTATCTACGATTGGCATAGGCTCCTCACGACCACAGGATAGCTTCTACCAGACTATTAGCCTTAGTAGACTGCATGTAAATGGTGACTGTTACGCCGTTTGCAATAGAATTCTCGCTCCAGTAACTTCCCTTTGGCAAAGTAAAGTAGGTAGTACCTGATGTACCTTGAGTAAAGGCAATCTTGAGATTGCAGTCTCGTGGCTTCAGGATAAAACGCTTGGTGTTTGCAGGGAAAGTGAGCTCGTATTCTTCGTTGGCAACTTCGATTGGGAAGTTGAGAATGGCTGGCTGACTGACTGTCTCGAGCGTCAGATTGATGTTGTCTGACGTGAGTGCAAGAGAAAGTGAGCCGCTTGTTCCGCTTGTACTGAAACTCATTCCCCTGCCTCCATGTAGCGAATATCCATACCGACACTCGTTCCTATTGCATATACAGCCTGTCCACCTGCGATGTCAATAACTATTGATTCGCCGGGTGCAACGGGGAATCCTGTGGCTGTGTTGGCCTCGGCTAAGGAACCGCCAATGTACAACGTGCCGTTGGATAAGTTTTTGATGAGGACCGAGGAACGGTTCTCTGTGGTGGCGGGAATGAGGACTGCGGGAATGGTTCCGTGCAACACACGTTTGGAGGAGAGAGTTCCGGGTGCAATAATTTTGGTTGAGACCTGACCAGAGCTGATACCACGCACATGTACTTCGTAATCGCATGGGCCGTTGTAGGTACACTCTAGCTCGATGAGCTGCAGCGTGGGCGAGACTGTCTTGATGACAAGTTCTGGTGTAGACGTATTGATTTGTGGAAAGTCGAAGAGTTTCTGGCGCTTTCCGTCTTCCGTCAATGTGTAGACAGAAATGTTCAGTGAGCCCATGATTGAGTTCACGAACAGGGAGATGAGTGCACCCTCGGATGCAATGGAGACAAGCTTACTGGTCGAGCCGGCGCTAGCTGGGGCTTCTTTGATGGCCGTGATTGTACGTCCGGCTTCTACCGAAGCGTGCTGGTTGACCGTATTACGCCTTGCCATTGGTCACCTTCCGTTTCCTGGATTTAACCTTGGGAGTCAGGGAGACACGCTCGTCAAGTGCGATGACTTCCTTGGCGTCGAATATGACCAGGATGCAGGTATTCTTGTCGTATACATGCAGGGCCGTATTGTCTTCTTCCGTAATGATGTCAGTACCTTCGACAATGTAGATGTCACCTTTGCTGTTGGTGATGCGCCAAGTCGTAGTCTTCTTGGTGCTGGTCTGAGGTAGAGGTAGGGTCTTGAGGGTCACTTGTCTTCCTCCGACTTAGAGGTTGTGAGAAGAATGGGTGCCTGCTTTTCAATGTAGGCACGGAGTTGTTCTGGGGTCATTTGGTTGATTTGCGTATCTGCAACCTTCTCTGTGCGGCGCTTATTGGCCAAGTCAGAGAGAACCTTAATCATGGCAACACGTGCAGACTGAGCCTTGGGGTCCTCGTTCTGGAGGATTTGCTCGGCTGCATCGAGGGCCAGGTCGAATAGGTACTCGATGCGCTGGAGATGCTCGTGCTTGTTACCGAACCAGACGCGGAACTGTGGATTCTGCAGCCATGCTGGAAGGGCTGGGCACTGCAGGGTACGGGCTAGCTCGTAGGGGTCATGCGAATCTAAGTCCTCGAGCAATGCCTGCTCAGAGACCAAGGCCCAGTAACGGGTCTTGGCTTGACGCTGCATAGGGAGTGGACGGAACGCTTGGCCAAGAATCTTGGCTGTCTCGTCTACGCTCGGTTTTGCAGCCTTGCTTTGCTTGCGAGTTTTTTCTGTTGACACTGCCAGTACCTCGTTGCGTCATTCAGTCGAGTCGGAGTAGCTCCAGGAATCGACTGTACCAGATGGAGCCAGCTTGGCAAGTCCAAAGATTGGTGGACCCAGAGGAGGTTGAGCATGGGGCGGTAGGTGTTGCCCCTCTGCCAGACGGTAGGAAGTTCAAGCTTTTTACGGGGTTTGTCCCTAAGTTTCCGAATTGTGTTGGCCAGGACTCCCTGTGCACGGTAGCACTGAGCCTTGACGCCTTGGCAGTAGGTCTTGGAGGTCTTGAAGAGGAGTCCAAGTCGTTGAAGTTGTTTGAGGAAACGGTTGACCTGCATCACGTCAATATTGAGTTGTTTGGCAATGCGGTGCTGGGATAGGCCGTATCCAAGGGGGTTGAGCAGGTTCCAGCAGGACAGGAGGAGGCGGAGCATGGAACGCTGAGCCTCGGTCTTGGCGAGGTGCCGAAGTTTGATTGGGATGTCCTCTGCGAAGGCTGTACAGAAGAGATAAGTACTTGGAATAGTAGGGATGTTACATATATTACTACTAGCTAAGGCTAGCTCATGCTGTGCTGCATGACGTAGCAGCTCATTGCATTCGCTGGTACTTGCTGTGACTACGCTAGGTTGCTTTACTACGACCTTGACGGCCCGGTTACTAACTAGTTGATTTTGCAGGGAATGGGCCGAAGTATAGCTAGGAATGAAGCATTTGAATAGACCTGCCTTATCGAACCAGTGCAGCTTCTCAGGTAACTGTGCCTTCAGGACCTCTATGCCTTCCTCCCGACTTACGGCCCGGTCTGTTAACCAGGCAGCCTTGGGCATTCCCGATACTGACTCCAGTAGAACTACGTCCTGCAATCCCGCCAAAGAGGTTCGCAGCTCTACTTCAGTCATTCCTTCGGGCATATCCTTACGGTCGAAGTCGGCAATCACCAGAGAGGCATTTGCCGGGTTTCCAGAGGCATCCAGCAATTGGTCCGTCACGAGCAGAGGTAGCTGAAGCTTCTCGCCGGAAGCAAATGCAGCCTTTACTTCGCCCTCGGTCAGCTCCACATTGCGCAGTGCTGCGTCGGTCACGCCTGTAAAACGACGTGCGCGGATGAGTCTTAGCTTTATGTTCAGGTTATTTGCAGTAGTAAATTTCATCTATAAACCTCAAATATTTCTACTCCTTTATTCCCCTAGCACGTTGTAACATGAGCGGCCTTAATCTGTCAAGTACCGAATAGGGTGTTGACAAATCTTTTTGGATAGGTTAATACTAAAGCGAAGGTGCAATGCCTTCCTTGCTCCGGCAAGTGATAAGCCTCATATAGCTTATCTAGTCCTTATACCCCCCCCTCTAGGCCCAGTAGCAATGCTGGGTCTTTTCACATCTTCACTACGTTCGACGAGGTCTATTATAGGCTACGGTCTTTACCTATAACAACTGCTTCTCTTGTTATAGCCTAGCATCCGGGCTATACTCGGCCCGATTCGTAGCTTTAGCTGCGGTCCTACAGCCCGATTCGTGGTTTGACACAGTCCCTCGGCCCGATTGAGACCCGTACCGAACCTGTGAGGGGAGAGTCGAAAGAGGGCGCCCCGATTTCAAGTTTCCCCCTGACGCTTCAGACCGAAGGGCTGCGCCTTCAGCTGTCGCCAGTCTTCTTCGTCCAGGTCTGAACTGTAGCTATCAGCCGTATTTGACTAAGAAATTCGGTGTGTGTCTGCCTACCTCGCATTTCCCTACATTTTACGCATACCGGCAGCAATCTGTGTTTACTTGCACTGGGCATCAGCCCGTTATGTTTGATAGTTCCGCAATAGGCGCACGGCTGGTTGACCAAATCTCGCAGCTCGTCTGCCGTATGGAGGTGGCTGAGCGGTACTTCTCCCGTATAGACGTACCCTGAGAGGAGCGATTTGTAGTAGATACATTGAGAATGACTGCACGTTTTCTTCTTGTACACATTCAAGCTGCGCGTCGTTGTCTCTACAATCCGGCCACAATCGCACTGAACCTGCCACCCTATCCTCAAGCCCCGGCGGATGGGCCCGAGCACTATCAGGTGCCCGTATCGTTTTCCCGTTAATTCTGCATACTTAGGCATACCTGCCGAATCTCCTTACATTTCAGGTACTTGGTTCAGGGGGTAGCCTACCAGAAAAGTGCCCGAGTGTAAAGGGGAAGCTTTCGTGTGCCCGCTTGCCCCCGTCCCACTTACACCCTTCTCTCTACTCCTGTTATTTCAAGCCCTTACAGATGGGAGTCGCGGGTGACTTGAGACTTTTCCTTTATTCTAGCGTACATCTCTGCATTCTGTACGAGCCTTTCCCTTGATTTTACTGTACATCTCAGCTCTGCCCCTCAGCTTTCTCCGCTATTTACGCGCACGCACGCACATGCCTGCACGCACGCGCACGCACGCACGCCCGCGCCACGCGCATGCACGCGGTACACTCATTGCCTGCAGCGCTAAATTTATTTTCGCCGACCCCTAAAGTATTTCCGAGACCGGCCGATAAGCATTTCATCGGCGGGAATGGAAGTCTCGGCGAGAGAATCAGGGAAGAAAAAAAGTCCTAAAGAAATTTTAGGAAGAGCCGATAAGGAAAATGAACAAAGC